GTTACACAACGCAGCCCTTGCGTTCCCCTTGGTCCCAATGAGTATCTTATGTCCCAGACTAGGTTATCTGGGCTCCCTTCGTAGGAGCATCTAACCGAATAGACCCTCCCATAAGACTCATAGGCCAACAACTCAAGAACCCCACCACTCACAAAATACAGAGCGGAAAGTCTCCCGAGTCGAAGCTTGGCTTTACTCTCGAGATGTTTAGTTCATAGGGAATACCACCTGGATTATATTTTAATTCGCCCGAAATCATTTTATTATAGATTTCCAGGGGTAGTGGTTTAATTCCCTTCTTGACTAATCTCTTCGCGGTCCATTCAAATCTCTGATCGAGGTGTTCACTTCCTCTGTCTTGAGACTTTTCACAAACAGCACCAAGGAATAGGTGTCCAAATTGTGGTAAAGGAAATCTTTCTAATTCCTCCTGACTTTTAACGTCAAAAGGTCCGGCAAAGTAGCCGGACTTAGGTTGAATCTTTTCCTTTTTGAGGTACTCCCGGCAATATTTCGTTGCCTTTAACATAAAAGGAGCCACCTCTCGACTTTCCCGATAACATGGCAATGTAGGATCATTCATGATCCCATTCGCCATAACCAACTGAAGATTCGTTGGTTCATTTCCTATCGGAAGTCCCAAACCACCCAATTCCACTGGCAGCCGCCAGGACCTATTTCTTCCCTTCAAACGTGGCACAATCCATTTTGACCATATGGCTTGGATTCTCGTGACTTGCTCGGGGTCGGCATTTCTGATCAACTCTTTATATTGATCACCTGCTGATTCTAGGCTATCTTTGGATACTTTTCTTGTATCCCCCAGAACCTTTGCCTGCCCATGTAGGAGACCAGCGTTAAGAACGAAAATTTCACGAACGCCTTCTACTTCCCTAAATCCTTGGGAATATGGATCTCCCCACCCCAATGCACTATCACACTCCTTTATAAATTCCACCCTGAAGTTCCTCGAATTAATCTGGACTATATCTTCAAAGAAATAGTTTTTACCAGGTGAGGGCGTCATGCCCGCCGACTTAGCTGTTCGGCACCAGATTCGATAATGAGTCTGGTTCGATAGGAACGCGACATCGTCGCCATTAAATAAGGGTTTAAAGAATTTTAATATAAAACCCCACGAGACTGTTCTCCCCAGATATTCCTCAACACTCGCCCATAATACTGCTGCATTAGCAATATTTAGAACGGGAAAAGAAACGGGAGAACCCATTAACTGTCCGTGGGTTTGGAGTACAATATCATCCACCTCAACTCCGTCCACCTCCTTAAATCCATAAAACAACTCATGATTGCCCAAAAGTCTCATTAAGAGATTATAATAGGGCCTTAGTACATGACCTTCAAGGTACATTGTACGACAAAAAGTTGTTGGGATTCTGGGGTGCATTGCGTCTGTTGCCGATTTAAAATCACCTGCCACGATACCT